ACACAAAGGCATTCCCAGCATTACTAAGTTTATGGGGCCAGCCAATAACCGTGTCGATACGTTTGCATACACGTTTACCTTTGCCGAACCAAGCGCAGTGGCAACAGGTGAAGCAACGCTGGTTGCATACATAAACTATGGGTGCCCAGAGGGGCCAGTAGTGGTTACGTATCCAGACCATGAAAACCTGCGCTTTAACGTTACGGAGCAAGGCAATGGCTAAAAAGTTAACAGCAAAGGAGAAGTGGGAGCGTTATAACAAACGGACCAATAAAAACATGGCAGCGCACAACGCTTCTGGGGGAAGTGTACGCAAACCCGTACGTCAAGTAAGCGGTGCAAGCGACAAGGATAAATATGATCGCGCCAAATTTATAAGCCGCAAGGCCACGCAAGTGCTAAGCCTACGGCAGCCGCTAAAGGATAAGGATGGCGACCCTACGCCAGCGGCAATGCAGTTTAAGCGTTGGGCAGCACCTACGCCCAAAACTTATGACGATGTAAGGAAACTAAAAGCTTCGGCAACCAAGCAAAAAGAACGTTTGGCGAAGAAGCTAGGAAAAAAATAAGGGCCGGTGGCCCTTACTGTAATTTATGCAACGTTGCCTATGTGGGCGTCACGTCCCTCAGCCGTAATAGCATAAATGCCCCAAGGCCGGTGGCGGGGGTTCGCACAAGCAAACTTTATAGCTTGTTCTTTGTCGGGAAACTGGTGGCGCTCGTATTTGCCACGCCCAGCAAATGTAACGGCTTTAAAGTACGCGGCGGTGTCGCGAATTTCTACTTCATGGGGCAGTGTGCAGTACTCAGTGTATTTCATATCAAGCTCCTTGGGTTAATTGGCTTATCCCTAATATAGTGCCAATGGCACTACTATGCAAGGGAAAATGTGGGGTGATGGTATGATAGATCCAATTACGGCAGTTGGTCTGGCCACCAGCGCTTTTAACGCGCTTAAGCAAGGCATAGCAGTCGGCCGAGATTTGCAGGATATGACAGGGCAGTTGTCCCAATGGGGCAAGGCATTTAGTGATTTTAAGTACGCGGAGGATAAGGCGCAGAACCCCCCGTGGTACAAATTTGGAGGCAGCGATCAAGAAACCGCAATCGAAATTTTTGCGCAAAAGAAAAAAATGGAAAACATGCGCAAGGAAATAAAGGCGTTTATTTCGTGGCATTATGGGCCAAGCGCATGGGAGGAGGTGCTACACATAGAAGCACAAATGCGTAAGCAGCGTAAGGAAGAGCTTTACCGCAAGGAGGAAATTAAGCGCCAAATTATAGAATGGACTGTCGGTATATTGGCTGCAGCAATAGGCGTAATGATTATGGGTTTCGTGTTGTGGTTAATTGGAAAGAACCAAGGCAGATGGTGAATGAAGCTGGTGCAGGTAAGCCGCGCAAAATATGGCCTGTACGATAAAGGTGGGCGTTTAGTGCTGTTAACAAGTAATAGAAGGGTTGCTGAGAATTACCAAAAGAACCCTATTCCCATAAAGAAAACCGCCCCGAAGGGCGGTAGTCATATGAGGAGTAAATGAACAAAATCCATCGTGACATAAGATCGTGGATCAACATTGAGGCGGTTTTTGGCAATAGTCAAGTACGAAAAGTACGTAAAAGAAGCAAAAGTATTGCCAATGGCTACAGGAGGGTGATATGTCTAAGGACAACAATGTAGTTAAGTTTCCAGAACCAGAATACTTGCTGGAGTGTAACTGCGGAAGGACAGATTTCCGCTTAATACTAGGCGAAGAGCGGCCGCTAGCAGTGCAAAAAGTTGAATGCGGTTGTGGTGAGTGGGTTGCAAGCATCGAAGAAGTGCTGGCGGCCGTAGAGGCAAACAACAAGGGCGAATAAACACACGCTATAAAAGACATGGCAGATCAGAGCGAAACCAAAAAGGCACAGGAAGAACGCAAAAAACGGGGTCGGCCGAGCTATAAGGCCACCCAAAAAGATCGCGATCAAGTTGCCAAATTAAGTGGCCTTGGCATGACCGCTGAGGGCATTTGCGACATTATGGGGTTCAGCCGTTCCACTTTGTTTAAGTATTTTGGCGATGAGCTAAAGGTGGGGGGCAGTTCCGCTGGGGCTACGGTTATGTCTAAAGCTTTTTCCATGGCTACAAGCGGTAAGCACCCAGCTATGACTATGTTCTGGTTAAAGTGCCGTGAGGGTTGGCGCGAAACACAAACGGTCACGCACGAAGAAGTGCCCGCCGTTATTGTTACCACTTCTGATAAGGCGGCCGAGCAATGAACAAATTTGCCGCACAAGCATTCCGCGATTATGTGGAGGGGCGCGAAGAAGTAGAGCGCGACCCAACGGTGCGGATAAATTTAACACCACCACAAAGCCGCGTATTTAGTTCTAATGCGCGGTTTGTTGTTAATGTGGCTGGGCGGCGTAGTGGCAAAACGCACCTAGCGCGTACAAAGTTATTTGTAGAAGCCAACAACCACCCTAACCGTAGGTGTTGGTACGTGGCGCCTACCTACCGCATGGCCAAACAGATCATGTGGCAAGAAATGAAAGAGCTTGTGCTTAACAGCGGGCGGCAAAAAGGCATACCAAATGAAACGGACATGTCTATTAGCCTACTGAACGGCAGCACCATTGCGTTGCGTGGCGCAGATAACCCAGACAGCTTGCGCGGCGTGGGTATCGACTACCTTGTGCTTGACGAAGTGCAAGACATGAGCCAGCAAGTATGGGAGGCCGTGTTATCGCCTGCGTTGGCCGATAGGCAGGGTAGCGCCATGTTTAGCGGCACGCCTAAAGGTTACAACTGGTTTTACGATTTGTGGCAGCAAGGCCATGAGGAAGATGACTGGGCGTGCTTCCGCAATACCACGCTTGAGGCAGGCATTGTACCAGAGGCCGAAATAGACAAGCAGCGCCGCACAATGGATGCGCGGTTGTTTAGGCAAGAGTTTGAGGCCAGCTTTGAAACACTAGCAGGCCGTGTTTACCAGCCGTTTACACGCGAAGTGCATGTAACAGACGAAGTGCAGGACTTTGGCGGCGAAATATTGGTTGGCATGGACTTTAACGTTAACCCCATGTGCGCGTGTTTGGGCATGCGGGTAGCAGACCAGCTACACATATTTGACGAAATTGTGCTGCCAGACGCCAATACGGAGCTTATGGCGCGGCGTTTGGATGGTGACTATGGCCAACGTGCTATAACCATTTACCCCGACCCAGCGGGCAGACAGCGGCGCACAAGTGCAGCACTGGGTGAAACAGATTTAACGATTTTGGAGCGCTACGGGTTTACAGTTAACGCACCCCGCCGCGCGCCTATGGTTGTTGACCGCATAAACGAGGTTAACGCCATGTTGGAGAACAGCGAAGGTGAACACCGCCTGTTTATCCATCCAAGGTGCAAGCAGCTTGTGAAAAGCTTGGAGGGCTTGACCTACAAAGAGGGCACGAACCAGCCAGATAAGGCGGCAGGGCTAGACCACATGACGGATGCCTTGGGCTATCTGGTACACGGTACGTTCCCAATTAACAGCGATGTTGTAGGCGCGGTGCGCGTGCGTGGATACTACTAGAGGGGGCAGCTATGCCAATTACCGATAAGCACACAGAATATGAGGATTACCAAGCACAGTGGCGGCGCGTGCGCGATTGTATTGCTGGTGAGGATGCAGTGAAGGGCAGTACAACTATGCACTTGCCTAAACCAGAAAACATGTTGCCAGACCAGTACGAGGCGTACATTACGCGGGCAATGTTTTATGGTGCAACCGGCCGAACCCTAGCTGGCCTAAGTGGCGCGGTATTCCGTAAACGCCCCTTTGTGCAGGTGCCCGACCGGCTGCGGGAAGCATTATACAACATTACGCTTACAGGTGTCCCGTTTGATACGTTTTCGCAGCGGGCGGTAGAGGAAACGCTTGCGATGGGGCGCTATGGTGTCCTTGTTGACCGCCCGCCAGAGGAGGAAGGCCGTGCTTACTTACGCGGTTACCCAGCGGAAAGCATTACCAACTGGCGTACAGTTGCTACAAACGGCAGCGAAAAGCTTGAGCAAATTATACTTAGCGAAAAAGCATTCCGCGTAAATGACGATGGCTTTGGCACCGAAAGTTACGAGCGTTACCGCGTGTTGGAGTTAGACGAAGAAGGTTACTACCGTGTGCGCGTGTTCGTGGAAGGACGCGATATTGACACCTATAACCTAGTAGAAGAATACACGCCCACAAAGCGTGGGGAGCGGTTGGATTACATACCGTTCCAATTTTTTGGCCCAACCGACCTTAGCCCGTCAGTTGAAAAGTCGCCGCTTATCGACTTGGCCAATGTAAATATAAGCCACTACCGCACAAGTGCAGACTTGGAGCAGGGTAATTACCTAACCAGCCAACCAACGCCATACATCACTGGCATGCGCGCAGACCAAATGGGTGACTTCCCTATTGGCAGCGGGGCCATGTGGTTGCTTCCAGAGGGCGCCCAAGCGGGCATGCTGGAATACAAGGGCGCTGGCCTAAGCTACCTAGAAAACAGCCTAAGCCGTAAACAAGGCATGATGGCACAGTTGGGGGCGCGTTTACTTGAAGATCAAAAACGTGCCGTCGAGGCCGCGGACACTGTGCGTTTGCGCAGTAGCGGTGAAAGCAGCGTTTTAGCTAACTTAGCTAATAGCTGTAGCATGGGTCTGGAGCAGTGCTTAGCGTGGATAGCGGATTGGGAAGGCGCAAACCCAGACTTGGTTGAAGTAAAGCTTAATACCGACTTCTTGGATACACGCATGGAGCCGGGCGAGCTACGGGAGCTAGTGGCTGCATGGCAGAGTGGTGCCATACCGACAGACGACCTTATCTACAACCTACAGCGGGGCGAAATACTACGCCCAGATTTCACTATCGAAGAAGTGAAGGACATGTTGGCGGGTAGCGAGGCACCAACAGTCGGCAAGCCAATGGAGCTGGCCGATGACGAAGAACAGCAAGCAGACGAGCAAGACGCATGATGATCCGCACGATGATTGCACCCATTGGGTTGGGGCCATGAAATAAAGGAGAAAAACTATGTGGGTAGGTATCTTAATTGTATGTTCGGCACCCGTATTAAGTACGTGCCAATTAGTAACCAGCCCGCATGGCTTTGCAAATGAAGAACAGTGCCAAGCGGAACTTGGTGGCGTTATCCAAGAGGCGCGAAAGCGTGGAATAATTAACATGGGAGCTTGCAGTCTGATCAAAGACCCGAAAGGCAGCCCAACATAAGTAGGTTAAGCCATGGCAACACCAAAACCAAACCCGATAGGGGCGCTTACAGGCGCCAACGATGGCCTAGCTGATGGCATTATCACGCATGCAGTAAACCTTGAGCGCTTAAAGGCTAGCGAGGTGCAGCAAATTAGCGCCATGTTACGCACCCTACAGGGGCAGCTATTGGAGCAGCTAAACAGCCTAGACCCTACAGCGGTTGGCGGTAAAACCCGCGCTAACCGTTTATTGCGTTTGTTTAAGAACGTGCAGGCTACTATTCGTGCAAACTACAGCATTATCCAAAAGCACCACAGCAAAACGCTAACCAACGTTGCGGAGCTAGAGGGCAAGATGCTGCAAAACGCGGTTGGACAAGGCGTTGCGGGCGCCCCAAAGGTTGGTGTAGCGCTTATGAACACCTTGCCCCCCACAACAACGTTGCGCGCGCTGGTAAACAACACCCTAATTATGGGTGCTACCCAAAAAGAACACTGGGCGCGGCAAGCGGGCGACCTGCAGCAACGGTTCCAAGACCAAATGCGCGAGGGCATTCTAGCTGGGGAAGGCGTGCAAGACCTTACGCGGCGTGTACGTGGTTCGCAGGCAAATAATTTCAAAGATGGGATTATGAACGTTAAGCGCTACCAAGCCGAAGCGCTCGTGCGGACCAGCGTGCAAAGTGTTAGCAACGCGGCCCGCGATGAAGTTATACAGGCCAATGACGACCTGTTCAATGGTGTTCAGTGGCTTTCTACGCTTGACAGCCGTACTAGCGATATTTGTAAGGCGCGCAGTGGTTTGCGTTGGGATAACGACAAAAAACCTATTGGCCACAACAAGAAATGGTCGCCGCCACCCGCCCACTGGAACTGCCGTTCTATTGTTACGCCTATTACCAAAAAGTGGTCGGAGCTTACAGGCAAGGTTGCCCAAGCCAAAACAGAGGAATTTACGGAAAACTTTAAGACTGCATTGGCCAAGCAAGGTTTCGATGCAGCGGCTATTGCTGGCATTCGGCGCAAAATGCAGAGCAGCATGGATGGCTACGTGCCCGCTGAGTTTACCTACGAGGATTGGATCAAAAGCAAGCCTATAGATTTTCAGAAGCAAGTGCTTGGCGAACCGCGCTGGCGCTTATGGAACAGTGGCAAGATTGGCTTTGTGGATTTGGTAGACCAGCGCAGCAACCCGCTAAGCTTAGCTGAGCTACAAGAGCTTATTGATGCAGGTAAGACAAGCATAGCGCGCGCAGCAGCGGCCGCACGGCAGGCAGCCAAGGCAGAGGCAGCAGCAGCGGCCAAGGAAGCAGCAGAGCTTGCCAAAAAAGAAGTGGAAGCAGAAAAGCTATTGGCTACCTATGCAGCCGGCGGTAAAGGCTTTACGAACTATAAGATAAGTTATGATAAGCTGAAAAAGCAGGGCAAGCTGGATGGTAAAACCTTCCAAGAGCAGGCAGCACTTGTACAAGCGGCCAAAGAGCAAATCGACGTAGCGGCCAAGTTATCCACCATTAAAAAGAAGTTTGGCGATGGCAAAAAGTTATCACCCTCAGAACTGGCAACGTACAAAGCCTTGGATGCAGAAACCAAGGCAGAAATCCGCGATGCGGCCGCCGCGAAAGGGCTAGTTAAAGAACTTGAGGAAACAGTAGAAGCCTACAAGGCCACCATAAGCAAAAGCCCACTTATTGTAACTGATTACAACCTGCCCACCCCATTAAGC